ACTGACTGGGAAGGGACACGCTGGTCACCGCGCGTCGTCCCGACCGAGACTCAAACGGTGACTGAGCCTGGAGATGCCTCTCAGGGCGCTATTGTGGACCGGAGTTCGATTCTCCGCGCCTCCACCACTCACAACACCCGTTTAAGCACAGGTAGACGCTTCAACGGACACCCAATACGACCCCATACGACCCTAGCAATGGGGACAGGATAGGGACGACAGGAAGCCACTTCAACCGAGGTGGCTTTCTTGCGTTACACACCAAGCCCGCCAATGTGCGGGCTTTCGTCATTCAAGGAGGCAACATGACCCGCTCCGACCTTATCGACGGCTTGGGATTCCTCGCCGCCATCGCCCTTGTGCTCGCCGCCTTTGTCGTGGCAGGTGCGTGATGGGTACCGTCCTCGCGCTCCACCAGCCCACGCCCGACACCAACCGACCCGCCGCATGGACGCAGTACAACGCCGACGCTGACGCTGCTGACCGCGAGATGATCGCCAGCCCCGCCTACGTCGCCAAGGAGCCGTCGCGCTGCAACTACGTCGCGCTGTTCATCGCTGGTGGCGGCTGCGGCTTCGCGAAGTCGTGCGGCACCTGCGGCAGCAATCAGGCGCGCACCGCATCCGAGCCGACTGCACCGCGAGCGAAGCGGCACACCGGCTACCTCATGGCGACTGGCACCGCATCGCATCACGCCCCGCTCATGGACGAGGGAGGCCGCTGATGGTAGGTCAGACCGCGCTCACGTTCGACGCTCCCCGCAAGGTTCGCGTGCAGGACCGCATCCTCGACTCGCTGCGTGACGGTCGCTGGCACAGCGGCCTCGAGTGGGTCAACGGCGACCACGGCTTCTACTGCCTGTCGTACAGCCAGCGGATCGGCGACCTCAAGCGCGAGGGGCACGACATCGAAGCAAGGCACAACGGGGGCGTGGCCTCCTATCGCATCCGACCCGACAGCAAGGAGTAGCGCATGGCAATCCTGACAGTTGCAGGTGTCTGCAAGAAGCGAGGCGACGGGGAGTACGGCCCGTGGTTCGTCATCACCGAGCACATCACGGCAGGCGGCAAGGAGTTCGACAAGCGGTACATGTGCGGCGGCACCAAGAACGGCGCAGCACCGCAGGAGGGCGACTACGGCGTTGTCACCGGCTACATGCGCGAGGGTGTGCGCGAGCACGAGGGCAAGCACTACGCCGAGATCAAGGTAAACGGTGCCTCATGGACGACAATCAGTGAGAGCGCGGCACCTGCCGCACCGTCCGAGTACAACGACGAAGAGGTGCCGTTCTAGGGCAGCACCAACCCCACCCACCGAGAGCCGCGATGCACGACTGGTCGCGGCTCTCATGCGTTCCAGGAGGTCACATGAAAGCCATCACCGCCATCCTGCGCGGCTTGCAGCTCAAGCCCGTCTACGCGGGTCGCACCATCACCCGCCGCGAGTTCATCGCCGCCAAGTCCCGCCGCAAGGCCGCTGCCGCCAGCCGCCGCGCCAACCGCTGATGCCTCGCGAGCTGAAAGCCGCCAAGGTTGCGCGGCTGTTCGCCGATGACCGTATCCGCATGAACCGCGCCGACACGAACCCGCGCCGACTATCGCTGCTGGTACTCGGCGACTCGGCTGACCCGTTCGCTCCGCTGCCATACAGCGTCGTCATCGAACGGTACCCGACAGGCGCGCTGCTGGAGTCGTGCGACTGCGACTGCCCGAAGCGCATCTGCTCGCATCTAGAGGCCGCGCGGATCGTTTCGCGCATCCTCGGAATCCCGAAAGGAGAGGCAACATGACCGATGACGAACGCGATGCGATGTTCCGCGCAAGCGACTGGCGTGTGACCGCGTACCTGTACGGCACGCTCAAAGGCGCATATGGCGAGCGAATCGCCGACCGCGTGCTGACCGAGGCGTTCACGTTGGCGCATCGCAGGGAGGTGCCGAGTGAGTCGCCGGCGTAACCCCGTCGTGACTGGTCGCATCTGCGCGATCTGCGGACGCGCGGCCTCGTCATTCGCCCACATCGTCCATCGCGGCATGGGTGGCGACCCCAGCGGGGAGCGCACCGACGGCTACCCCGCTTGCGGCACGGACCACTCCGACGCTACGACCTGCCACGGCGCGCAGGGTCAGCACCTCATGGCTGTGGAGAGGCGCGGCACCGGCCTGTGGTACTGCCCCAGCGAGGCGTACGCGAAGCGGCTGCGACAGCGCGGCGTGCAATCACGAGGCGGGCAGTGGCGACCCGCGCTGTACGAGCACACCGACCCCGACACCGTAGACGCACCTGGAGGTGACACATGGTAACAGTCAAGGAGGCCGCTCACATCGGCGACTCACTCTGCACCCTCGAGGCACGCATCGCCGAGAGCGTCAGCGGCAGCGGCGAGGAATCCCGCGTGCTGGCAGAGGCTGTGTACGCCGCAGCCGACCTGTTCGCAATCTCCCCCGGCGGCAAGGAGGGTGCAGCCGCATGGCGCGAGTGGTGCGAGTCGCTGGTGACAGCAGACGGCTCACCGATCCCGCTGTCGAAGTCCACCGTGAGCAAGATGGGGACGGTGCTGCGGCATCTGCCCGAGGACAGGGCGCGGCGTGTTCCGTGGTCGAGGCAGTACGCCGCTTCGGTCGCAATCAAGGCGGGACTCGTCACCCGCGAGGAGGGCGCCACGCTCGCCGAGACTCTGAGCGAGTCTGCCATGAAGCGCGAGCTTTACGGCGACAAGGAGGAAGCCGCGCCAACCACATTCGTCTGCCTCCACTGCGGGGCGACGGGTACCAAGTCCGAACTCATCGAGGAGGCATCGTGACACTTCAACAGCGCACCATCTTCGCCGTTCGCTCCATCGTCACCTCCGCGCTGTCCGACTTCATCAAGGACGAGCGCAGGACGCTCACCGAGGAACTGGTGGACGAGGGCATCCAGACATCCCGCGCCATTCTCGGCGGGCAGGTGCTCGGCACCATCTCACTGCGCAAGGGGAGCGCGAGCATCAAGGTGACTGACGACGAGCGGCTCGACGCGTACATCCGCGACAACTACCCGCACACCGTCATCCCCGAGGCCAAGCAGGTCATCCCCGCGCACATCGACCCCGCGTTCCGCGATCACCTGCTCAAGAAGCTCAAGGAGCATCCTGACGGCGGACTGTTCGACCCCGACACTGGCGAGGTGCTGCCGGTGGAGCGCACATACGGCTCACCGTCGCTGGCGTTCAAGCCGGAAGCCGACGCGCGTGGCATCGTGCTGCGAGCGTTCGCTGCTGGTGAGCTCGACCCGATCCGCGCGCTGATGGAGGGAAGCGAATGACGCTTACCGCTGCACAGACTACGCAACTGCTCAAGCCTATCCACCCGAGCCGCGTGCTGAAACTCGACGGGCACTCGCATGTGTCGCAGCAGGACATCGCGGCGCACCTCATCCGCGTGTTCGGCTTCTGCTCATTCGATGTCGAGGTGCTGGAAACCGAGTGCATCTTCGAGACGGCGCGACCGCTCGCTGACAAGTACAACGGCGGCAGCAACATGACCGACGAGCAGATACACAAGGCGATGCGTTACGACATCTGCTACCGCTCGCTGGTCCGGCTCACCATCCGCGATGCTGACGGCAAGACGCTGGCGAAGTACGAGAACGGCAGCACCGCCACGGCGCAGAATCAGAATCGCGGCGACGGTCACGACCTCGCCTACAAGTCGGCAATCTCACTCAGCGTGAAGCGGTGTGCCATCAACCTCGGCGATCAGTTCGGCCTCTCGCTCTACAACAATGGGCAAGTCGAGGGACTGGTGCGCGGAACGCTTGTCGGGATGCCAGCAGAGACCGACCAGGAGCCGCCGGCTGACATGCAGGAGGGCGTACCGCAGCAGGTGTCGCTCGGCAACGACGAAACCGAGCCGCCGCCAGTGGAGCCTGACACCGAACCCGAGCCGCCAGCACCCGCTCCCGAGAAGCCCGAACCTGCTCCCGAGCCTGACCCGCTGCGCAAGGAGTACGACGACATGATGGCACTCGCTGTGAAGAACAAGCAGAAAGCCGCCATCGGTCGCAGCCTCGAGAACCCCAAGACGGACGCAGCAGCATTCGCCGCATGGTCCGCGCTCGATGCCGAGAGCAAGAGGCTGCTGCTGGTGATCGCCGAGAACGCCAGCAAGAAGTAGCACCACCGACAGCACGCAACCACGGAGCCGCCTGCGAGTTGGGCGGCTTCCGTGCGTTCTGACACCTACCGCAAGGAGTATTCCGAATGAGCGAACTACGTTACTGGTTCCAGTGTCCCAAGTGCGGACTGCGCATCTGGACGTCGCATCACGATAGGTGGGCGATGGAGACAGTGCAGCCGCACTGCCCGACCTGCGGCACAAGCACAAGGCGATTCGATGACCTCGGGTTGGCGCGCAAGAAGCGCACGAAGCCGTGGTGGAAGTTCGGCTACGAGTTGGTTGACTCTGATGGGGCAGTCATAGAGGAGGCGAACTACAGTGAGTGACGTAATCGCAGAGGACGACGGGTGGAACGTGCAGTGGTACCGCGACGCCTCGCCGACTGAATGGATGGAGCGGATAGGCGACATCTGGAGGGCAGTCAAGAACGACCCGGAGCAGTTCTATCGCCGATTCCACTACGTCATGCCGAGCATCTTTGACGAGGTGTGCAAGCTTGACGACGACCGCAAGCGAGCGGACAACGAGAAGTTTCAGGCGTTCGCAGACCGCGACCGATACCGTCAAGAGTCGGACTATTACCGCGAGGAACTCGCCAAGGCACATGCGCTCCTCGGCAGGGTGGTTCACCAAGCATCGGAGCGGTGGGACACAGTGCGAGTTACGTCGTACTTCCCGACCGACAATCTCCACGGTCAGCGCACGTTGGAGAACCCGACTGGCAAGGCGAAGCGAAATGCCTGACTCCGTGATATTCGGACTCGGCGCGTTCTCAGGCTGGATGCTCCGCTACGCATTCCTGCGGACGTTCCACTGGTAGCACCGATCGCAGCACGACCCGCGAAGCCGCTCCGCAACTGGGGCGGCTTTCGCGTTCCCCATCCGACGAAGCAAGGAGGCTACATGATTCCCCGCCGATTCCATCCACTCGCCAACGCCCTCGCGGTGCTGGCACTGATACTGCCGCTCATAGCCGCCGCCTACATCGTGCGCCAGACGCGACAGGAAGCCGCGAGAGCCGTTGCAGCCGTCACTAGCGAGGCAGCACTGGAGCGCGACTGCTACGAGGCTCTGCTGGGCGCATACCACCGCAAGCTGATTGAGCGCACCGCGCAGCGAGACAAGGCTCGCGCTGAGGCCAAGGCTGTGAGCGAGAACAACGCCGCGCTGGTGAAGCGGCTGGCGAGTGTGAAGCCGAAGCCGAGGGTTGCAGCCAAGCCTAAGGCTCAACCAGCGGTCAAGCGTTACAGCGGCAGCATCCCCGCGCTGGTGCGCCGCATCGCCAAGCAGCACAGACTCGGAGCCGCCGATACCGCCGCGCTGGTGGAGTTGTGCCGCCGCGAGAGCACGTTCCGACCGACCGCCACGAACGGCTTGTGCAAGGGGCTGTTCCAGCTCAAGACGAGCAGCAGCCGATGGAGCGACCCGGCGTGGAACACCGACACCGCCATCGGCTACATCGCACGCCGCTACGGATCACCGCGAGGTGCGATTGCGCACCACGATGCGCACGGGTGGTACTGATGCTTGTCGCTGACATCGCCGCGCTGCTCTCGGAAGCGTTCGACGCGCTTGCAGAGGACATCCCGAGCGAGGGCGAAACGCACGCGCTCTACATGGCTGCACGCGGCTATCTGTGGGCCATGACTCGCGTGGAAGTCGAGCGGTGGGAGGACAACCCGTGGCGTGACCCGTGGGTGGAGGCGTACCGACTCTGCTACGAGGATGCGCTGCTGGAGATTCAAGACATCGAGCCTGAACACAACTCACACGATCGGTTCGGCAAGCACATCGAGCAGACGAAAGCGGCATGGCTCGCTGCGCATCCCGACTACGAACACTACCGCAAGACACGCCAAGCCGCGAGCGAGGGGAGGCTGTTCTGATGAAGCGCAGACAACCACCACGCTGCGCCGTCTGCAAGAAGCTGAAGTTTCACAGCAAGGAAGCCGCAGACGAGGAAGTGCGCGCCATCGTGCGCCGCAACCTGCACATCAAGAAACCAGGCTGGCTGCACGCGTACCGCTGCCCCGAGGGTACTGGCGGCTGGCACATCGGACATGTCCCCATCAAGCGAAAGAGGAGGTGACGGTATGGCACGACGGCGTTACATCTCCACCGAAATCTCGCTTGATCCCGACGTTGACGAACTAGCGCAGGAGTCAGACTTCGCCGCGCTGCTCTACACCTGGATGCTGCCCCACGTCGGGGAGGACGCGACGATCAGCGGCAATCCCAAGCGCATCATCGCTGAGGTCATTCCGCACCGGCGCGACAAGACGGTAGCGGAGGTGCAAGACGCGCTGGACCTCATGGAGAGGTGCGGCCTATTCGAGTGCTATGACCGCTCCGAGCAGGTCATCTACTACCCCGTCGAGTCGTTCTACAAGTACCAGTCGAACATCTCCACCGACAAGCGAAGAACCACAAACAGCAGAGAACAGCAGAGAACAGCAGAGAACAGCACTTCTCTTTCTCTTTCTTCTTCTCTTTCTGTTTCATCTTCATCTTCTGTTTCTACAGGCGAGGAGGTACCCAACATCCCCAGACCCAAGTGCTTCACCGACACAACCGTGTCCCGCATCTCCAAAGCGCTCGTCACGAAGTACACCACCGACGTGATGCTGCCCGAGGTCATCGACGCGATCACCGACACCTGCGACAAGCGATGCAGCGGCCTCCATGTTTGCGGTTCCGAAACCGCGCTGGATGTCATCGCCAAGACGCGCATCGCTGGCAAGGTGCCCGAGTTCATCCGCCAGGAGAGGAGCCGCAAGTGAAACCGTGCGACATGCGCCACATCATCAGCCTCGTGGAATCCACGGGGCTTTTCGTTGCCAGCTACACCGACGACGTGATCCTCGCGTACTCGGCGCGTCACAAGCGGCACACCATCGGCGAACGCTACATCGACGTAGCCGGACTGCTCGCCAGCGACGACCGCAAGCGGTACGCGCTCGGCTGCTACCAGATGGCAGGTGCGCGATGACACGCATCCTCGCCATCGACCCGTCACTCACCTCCTCCGGCTTCTGCTGGGGCGAGAAGTCACTCGCTCGCTGCGCTCCGAAGTCTCGCGGTGCCGAGCGGCTGGACGCGCATCGCCACTTCATGCGGCTGCGCATGGGCGACAAGGACATGATCGTAGTCGAGGGGATGCCAGCCCACGCACCATCCCAGCGGGGAGTCATGGACCGCGCCGAACTCTACGGCGTGTTGCGCATGACCGCCTACGACGCTGGTATCCCGTTCCGCGAGGTCAACATCACGCACATCAAGCAGTTCGCCACCGGCAAGGGGAACGCGAACAAAGACGCGATGCTCGCTGCCGCCATCCGACGCTTCGGCTACGACGGCGTGAGCAATGACGAGGCTGACGCGCTCATCCTCTGGCACCTCTGCAAGCGAGCGTTGGGCGAGGGGCTGGTGTCGATGCCGCTCCAGCACGAGAAGTGCCTCGATGCTGTGCGGGAGGTGCTGCTGTGAAAGCACGCCGCTTCCGACACCGTGACGGCTCCGACCCCGCTGTTGTGCTCGACGCGCTGTGGGCGGTCAACTTCGACCATCCCCCGCGTCCGTTCCTGCGCCAGTCGCGCCTCGCACTCTGCAAGGCACCAGCCGACCACGAGTGTGCGCGACTCCATGTGCGCTTCTCTCTCGGCTCGCGGCGACACGGCTGCACGATGCCCGACACGCCATGCCCGCTCCGCGCAGTCGGCACCGAGAACAGCCCAGCGTTCCCCGAGCCTGTTGACGAGCTCCAGCCGTTCCCGCGCTCGGCTCGCAACTTCATGGCGTTCGTCGCTGACCGCTGCATCGCACTGAGCAAGGGTGACGACGTGATCGCCACGACCGCGTTCGCCTTTGTCCACGACCAGTGGGGAGCCGTGGATGCGCTCGCATCACCCGCGCTCAAAGCCCGCAGCAAAGAGTGTTGGCGCAGCAAGTGGCGAGAGTCCTGCCGGCTGCGGCTGGCAACCGAGATAGCCAACGAATGGAGGCACCGATGAGCCGAGAGGAAGCCGCACGAGGCTTCGACGTGAAGCATCCCTGCAAGTGCAAGAGCGCGACGACTGGCACCGAGAGTCCTATCCCGGTGTGGACGCGTGACGATGCCGACTGGCGCGCACCGCTCCGCGAGATCGTCGCAGACGCAACACGCTTCGTGGAGTCAGAGCGCAGCGACCGATGGGGCAGGCCGCTCACCAATCACAAGCGCATCGCCGCGCTGTGGAGCGTCTACCTCGAGCGCGAAGTCACCGCCAGCGAAGCCGCAGCGATGATGGTGCTGCTCAAGATGGCGCGGCTCATGGAGTCGCCAGACAGCCGAGACAGCGTGTGCGACCTCATCGGGTACGCGATGGCGTACGCAGACTGTCGGGACGGTGGCCTGCATGACTGACACGCATCGTGGTGACATCACCACAGACGGTGGTAGTCCGTGGGCGTGCGGCTCGACCTGCTCGCATCGCAAGCCAGTCAGGGAGCCGCTGCTCTACATCGCCATGCCGTTCAGGGCAGGCCGCTACTCGCAGCGCGAGAACATCGCACGAGCGAACGCTGTCGGCAGGCACTTCGCGTCGATGGGGCTGGCTGTCGTGGTGCCGCACAACATGAGCCTGGAGATGGACCCGTTCAACCGGCTGGGAGATGACTACTGGCTGCGCACCACCGCCAACATGCTCATCGGCTGCACGCACATCGTCTGCGGTCCCGAGTGGGAAACCAGCGCGGGAGCCGTTGACGAGCGCGCACTAGCCGACGCACACGACCTGACACCGATCGTCATGGAGAGGATGCCTGATGGCAGCTAACCCCGAAGCACGCAGCGTGCTGATGCCGACGACACTCTGGCAGCAAGTCTGCACCGCTGCACAGCACGCCGACATGAGCGCATCGCAGTGGATACGCGCCGCGATCCGCGACTCACTGCCGCAGTACGCCCCCGACACCTACGACACCGACCGCGAGGAACGCGCCGAGGCCATCGAGTACGACGCAGCCGAACGCGCCGAGCAGGAGGGGAGGCCGCGATGAGCGAGCAGCACATCATCGCCAGCATCAACTTCCACTGGGAAGCCTGCGGAGACTGCGCCAAGTCTCCCGACAACGGCGGGTTCTGCAACGGGGACGATGCCAGCACCCACGAGTACGCCGAGCAGCTGGCGTGCGACGACTTCGCAGCCACCACCCCCGCACCTACCCCGACCACCAGAGAGGAATCGACACCATGAGCGCACCACTGAGCGACGAGGAACTGCGCCATCGCGCCATGTGCGAGCACGCCTACGCCGACGACAACTGCATGAAGTCGCGCGGCTGCGAATGTCGCTGCAACACGGAGGCTATCCGCGCACTCGCGCAAGCCGAACTCACCCGCCGCAAGGCTGACAATGAGGCACCAGCAGGGTTCGCTGTGGGCGACAAGGTGACGCGAGTGGGCGGCGACTTTCCAACGATGACAGTCCTGCCTATGGACCGCGTGAGAGTTGTCCGTGAGGAGCGCGGAGTGACTATCGAGAGTTACCTGCTTCTGTCACAGCTCACCCTCGTCCCGCCACGCCGCACGCCGATGGAGATGTTCCGCGCCGAGTACGCCACCGCGAACCCCGGCAGTCACGTCGCGGGCGCATCGCACGAAGCCGCATTCCGCGCCACCCTCGCCACCCTCGGTATCGACGCTGACAAGGAGGTGGCGGAGTGAGCGGCTATACCACGGCTGATGCGCTGGCGATTGCTCGCGCCTGCGGAGACTGGTCGGTGTCGAAAGCCGAGTGCGACGACTGCCCCGCACAAGGGCGCGTCACGCCATGCAACGGGGAGCCTGTCAGCGATGCCTGCGCCTCACTCGCCGCCCACATCACCGCACAGGACACCGCGCTCGCACAGGTGGAAGCGGAGCGGGACGACGCGACGGCGGCGCTCAGGCTGCTCAACGACTGGGTGCAGCGATACTTCGACGGATTCCCGCGAGCCGCTGGCAGCGTAGACGGCGTGCCGGACTACTTCATCGCCCAAGCGCGTACCGCCCGACTCGCACACAAGGAGGCATCGTCATGCCCGACCACACAGCGGTAGACGCTGACATATGCCCGTTCTGTGACGGTGCTGGAGAGGTGGATTCCATCGTTGCGCTTACATCTGAGAGTGGCATGGAGATGGTCTTGTGTTCGAGGTGTGGCGGAACAGGACGCGACCACACAGCGGTAGATGAGGCGTGGGCTGACGACCTAGATACCTGCGTCAGACTTGTGTGGGAAGCCTGCGCCGTAGACACACGAACCGTCACAGCGTTCCGCACGATGGACGCAGAACTCACCCGACTCCGCGCCGAGAACGCCGAGTTGCATCCGACAGGCTGGATTACCACCGACTCCAAGACCAGTCCCCTCATCAAGCAACTCACCGTTGCTCTGGATAAGTTAGGCGACAGGTACAGGAACTCCGACATCATTCGACTCGGGTGGGAGTCAGCCCGAGAGTTGGAGCGCAGGTTCGCCGAGCAGGAAGCCGAGAACGCCGCACTCCGAGCACGCATGGACGGTGACAGACTCACCGCGATAGCCGACAGGGAAGCAGAGTGGATGTCGGCGGCACGAGCGCACGCAGCGGCGTGGACGGCAATGGAGGAAGCCGTGGAGGATCGCCGCGAGGCACTGTACGAAGCCGACCACGGGCAGCTCATCAGCGACCAATACCGCGATGAGCTGAACGCCGCAATCCGCGAGGCGAACGAGGCAGAGCACCGCACGGCAGACGCACTCCGTGCAGCCCTCGCCGCGCTCGACACGGAATCGGAGGTGGGGAAGTGAGCACGTCGCTGGACGAGTGCCGCGCCACGGTATGCCAGGAGTGCGGCGGCGAGGTGCATCCGCTCACGATGATCTGCGCGGGATGCGGGCACGATGAGAGTGTTGACGCAGCCGACGACAGCGAGTAAACTGTCAGCAGGCTGACGAAGCCACTTGCCCTGTTCACGCGGGCGCACTGCAACCGGCATCGCAACGAGATTGCCGCACCCCCACTAGCGTAGCTATCGGCTTACGCAGTTTCGGATTCGTAAACTCTCACACCAGCAGTCGTCCTCACTTCGCCTACGGGCAGGTGAGGGCGGCTGCTTCTGCGTTGCCTCACAGAGGAGTCAGCATGGGGAATCACCACGACGACGAACTCGGATACGCCGCCGATGAAAAGGGCTGGCACCATCCCGAGCGCGGATTCTGAATCGACACGTAACGTCACGGGCGGCGTGCTCTGGGCTTCCTGCTGGCCTATCGGAACGGACACCGAACAACAGCAGGCATGTCCTCATACGCTCCACCCGCACACCAGCAGCCGACGCACGATACGGCTGGCATGGACTCCCAAGCGGGCTGGAGCGAGGAACCACCGACCGACTGATACTCGGCGGCAACAGGGAGTCCAGCAACCACGATCCGCGCGAGCAGGCGTAAAGCGCCTAGCAACCAGCGTAAGGGACTGCACGCCGAGCACTCGGCTACCCGCACCTCTCCGGGGAACGCTACCCTGCGCCTGCCGCGCGGCATTCCGACAGCACGCCACGATGGGTATCCCACGCACGAGGGTGCGGAGAAACCGCAGGTGGCATCTTCCGCGTCAAGCACGAGATACCCGAGGGGGTTCCCGATGCCGACACCAGCAGCCTACCGATGTCCGACACACGGCGACTTCGACAGCACACAGCGAGCCGACACACTCCCATGCCCGCACTGCGACACAGCATCACCGCGAGTATGGGGAGCGACACCACTGGCGAGCTCGTGCCACCGCAGCAAAGGGCCGGACAAGGAGAGCGACTGATGCCGTGGGCAGTCGCCAAGCCATGCACCACGCCAGGCTGTCCGAACATGCAGCCGTGTGGGGTACACGCAAGGCCGGCACGCAGCCGCACCGACAAGCGCAGCAACACGACAGCGCGGGGGTATGGTGCGGACTGGTCAAGCATCCGCAAGCAGGTGCTCAAGCGCGATCGGTTCGCCTGCCCCTGCGGTGAGCGAGCGGTGCTGGTTCACCACATCAAGCCAATCACGGGGCACAACGACCCCGAGAGACTGAACCCCGACAACTGCCTGAGCATGTGCCGCGACTGTCACGAACGGCTACACGGCAGACGCAAGTAGAGCGACCAATACAGGTGACACAAGGCCCGCACTCTCTGACTTCCCGCAGAGAGTCGGGCCTTTGTCATGTCCGCTCGGGAAGGAGCGAACATGCATGAACACAAGTGCGAGTGGTGCGGCAATCCGTTCGAGATGAATGGAGCGCCGAGCAGAGGTCCGTCACGCAAGAGGTTCTGCTCGGAGAGTTGCCGCGATGCAGCACAGTGCCAGCGGCAGATGAGCAAGATACGGGAGCATCACACAGAGACATGCAAGCAATGCGGCAAGCAGTTCCACCCCAAGGCGAGCAACCGCACAACGTACTGCTCGCGGGAGTGCGCGTTCGATGCACGATCGGACGGCAAGACCTGCCCATGCTGCGGCGTGTCCATGACTAGCACGGAGTTCAGCAGCAAGACCTACTGCTCGCCAGCATGTAGGCAGACCGGGATAGCAACGCGCCCGTCGAGAGCCATGCCGAAGCAGCAACGGCACTGCCCCGACTGTGGCAAGACGCTAGAGCGGTATCAGCATCGGTGCGGAACCTGCCGCTCAATGCGCGCTGAGATAGCGACAGAGCGCGCCAAGGAGAGAGCGCGCACCATCGGGACCAACAACAGCAAGCCAGGCAGCAAGTGCTGGATCACTCGCTCACGCAGGCTGTCCATCTACATGAGGGACGGGTACACCTGCCACATCTGCGGAGAGCAGACAGACCCAACAGCAAGACACGACACCGACTGGTATCCAAGCCTCGACCACATCGTGCCGCGTTCGCATGGTGGCACCGACGAGGACAGCAACCTCAAGACCGCGCATCGCTGGTGCAACATCGTGCGGAGTACGGCATCGGTCGAGGCCATACAGAGCAAGTTGTGTGTGGCATGACCCCGCCACCCCTAGATTCTGAAAACGGGTGGGGAAGATGACCGCCATGGGGAGCTTCGCTTGCATACGGGGCAGTTCCAGCCGAAATAGTTTGGGGGGATCGCATGGGACTCAGCGGACCGATACCGATAGCCGACTATCACCGCAAGGCTCGTGGCGAGACTCGTCCGAGCGACGAACGCGACGGCACCCGCACCTCTACCAAGGTGGAGTCGCCCAACCGTCCCGACTGGCTCAAAGGCCACGCCGTCACCTGCTGGAACCACATCGTGCCGCTCCTCATCGAGCAGGGCACCATCGCCAAGTGCGACCGCAACGCGCTCATTCGCTACTGCATCACCTACGCCAAGTGGCGGGAAGTCGCCCTGGAGTTCATGCAGGAGGACGCGACACAAGACGACCGCGACGGAACGAGGCGCAAGTCGCCGCTGTTCCAAATCTACCGCGACATGGGGGCGATGCTCGGTCAACTCGAAACAGAGTTCGGGCTGACTCCCAAGGCGCGGCAGCGTATCGCGCCGGTCAGGAGCTCCGATGACGACACCGGCGACAGCGATCTCGACTGAGCCTTACTTCGATGAGGCCGAAGCACTCAAGCGGCTGCGGTTCTTCCCCAAGTTCCTGCGCCATACCGAGGGTGCCCGATTCAAGGGCAAGCCGTTCACTCTGCTGCCGTGGGAACAGCAGCTTGTGTCTGACCTGTTCGGCTGGAAGTGGTACGACCCCGAACTCGACGCGGTTGTGCGCTGGCACACCGAGGCGTTCATCGAGATCGGTGCGAAGAACGGCAAGACGGAGATGGGCGCGGGCCTCGGCCTGTCGCTCATGTGCCAAGACGGGGAGAGCAACGGCTTCATCTTCTCGATTGCCTCTGACCGCGACCAGGCGCGCATCGTCTACAACGTCGCTAAGGGGTTTGTGGAGGCCAGCCCCGAACTCAGCAAGCTCATTCAGGTGCCGACTGGTCGCTATGCGAACTGGCTGGAGCACAAGAACGGCAACATCTGGCGCGTGCTTCCCGGCGATGAGACTGGCAACGATGGCGAGAAGTCCATCGCGGTAATCATGGACGAGGTTCACCGCATCAAGAATCCCGAGTTGTACGGCGTTATGAAGAAGTCGCTCGCCTCGTCGCTTCAAGGGCTGTTCATCGGCATGACGACAGCCGGCGATGACCGCTCACAACTCTGGCTGGAGCGCAGGCGCTACGCCGAAGCCGTCGAGAACGGCACCGTGCAGAATCGCCGCTTCTACTCCATGCGGTTCTGCGCCTCGCCCGAAGATCCGTGGGACAACGAGGACACATGGCGCAAGGCCAACCCGTCGCTCGGAGTCACCAAGACACTCGCGTTCATGCACGAGCTGGCAGACGCGGCAAGGGTTTCACCGGCGCAGCGCGCGACATTCAAGCGGCTGCACCTGAACATTCCGAACCAGTCAGACGACATGCTTATCGACCTCGACGCATGGCGCGCGTGTCCCACCGACACCGAGCCGGAGGCGCTGGCAGGTAAGGCCGCATGGGGCGGGCTGGACATGTCGAGCACCACCGACATCACAGCCGCCGCGTTCATCGTCCCTGACGGCAAGATCATGCGCGTGTTCTGGAAGTTCTGGATGCCCGAGGCCACTGCCGAGCGCAGGAGCCGCGAGGATGGCGTGCCGTTCAACGAGTGGGCGCGCGATGGGCTGGTCAGCCTGACCCCCGGCGATGAGGTTGACTATGACCTCGTGCGCAAGGAGTTCGGCGAAGCAGCCAACAACCTGAGCATTCAGGACGTGGGCTATGACCGCTGGAACTCGACACAGATCGTGCAGCAACTAATCGGCGACGGCTTCAACATGATTCCCGTCGCGCAAGGCTTCGCATCGCTGACCGCTCCGACCAAGCAGATGCTCTCGCTTGTCGGCTCCAAGCGGCTCGACCACGGCGGTAACCCCGTCGCGCTCTGGATGGCTGGCAACGCAGTCGGCAAGGTTGACGAGAACGAGAACATCATGCCGTCAAAGGGTCGCTCACGCGGTCGCATCGACGGTATCGCGGCCCTCGTGGACGCTCTGTTCGTATGGCAGAGGCAACCTGCCGATGCCGGCCCATCAGTCTACGAGACTCGCGGGCTTCTCACGTTCTGATCCGCGGACTACTTACGGCCTACGCGGAGCCGTTGACCCTCTCAGGAGGCTCCACATGGGCCGTGTTCAGTCTGTCATGTCGCGCATCCTTGACCCCATCCTCGCTCCCTACCTCGCATCTGCGTGGCGGCGCGTGTCGAAGTCGGGCGCTGACATCAACCATGACTCCGCACTGACCCTCGCAGCGGTCATGCAGGCCGCTCGCGCCGTATCGATGGACACAGCCGGCATGCCGACGCACCTATACCGTCGCCTCGAGGGTGGCGGCAAGGAGCGCGCGACGGATGACCCGCGCTATCGGCTGCTGCACGACCAGCCTAACCCGCGCATGAACGCGCAGGACTTCAAGGTTGCGCAGCGCATGGCGCAGTTGTTCCACGGAAACGCCTACGCGCTCAAGCAGTTCGACGCGCGCGGCAGAGTCGTGGCGCTGTGGCCTCTGCGTCCCGAAACCATCACGTTCGAGTGTGCCGAGGATGGCACGATCACCTACTCGACGTGGAATGGACTCGAGGCGGGCGAGGAGTTCAAGCCTGGTGAGATCCTGCATCGCCGTGGACTCACCCGCGACGGCGTGACCGGCATCTCGGTCATCAAGTACGCCACCGACTCGCTCGGACTCGCCAAGACGCAGCAAGACGAGGTGTCGTCGTTCTTCAGCAACGGCTCACGCTTCGGCGGCTTCATCAAGCACCCCGGCTCCATGTCGCCAGCGGCTTACGCTCGCGTCAAGGCTGACCTCGCTGACAACACCAGCGGCTCCGACAACGCGTGGAAGTGGCGCGTCATCGAGGAGGGCATGGAAGTCGTGGAGGTTGGCGTGAAGCCAGCCGAGGCGCAACTGCTGGAGTCGCGCAAGTTCTCCGGCATCGAAGTCTGCCAGTGGTTCGACGTACCGCCGTGGCGACTGCACATGCTCGAAAGCGGGCTGTCGTATGCCAGCATGGAGCAGCAGGGCGCGAACTACGCGACCTACAACCTGCACCAGTGGTACTTCGGCGACGACCTCACGTGGACGACGCAACTGCTCTCCGAAAAGGAGCAGGAAACGCTGTTCTTCGAGACTGACCCGCGCGAACTTCTGCGCGCCGACATCAAGGCACGCTACGAGGCTCACCGCGTGGCGCTTGAGCTCGGTTTCATGTGCGTTGATGAGGTCCGCGAGATCGAGAACATGAACCCGCTGCCCAACGGTGACGGCAAGGTGTTCTACAAGCGGCTCGACTCGATGGGGAACACCACCGCAGGAGCGTCTGACAGCGAGCCTGACGACCCCAAAGAGCCTGACGGCGACGACGACCCACCCGAGGCACCACCCGCCGAGTAGGGCGGTCACATAGCGCGCATCCATTCGGGTGCGTGCGTTTTGTCATGCCCGAATACGGGCGAACCCACGGGCTACTCCGATGCCCGGCTACCAACGGAGGTACGCAATGCCTGACGAGAACATCGTCGCAGAAACGCCCGAGGCTCCCGCAGCAGAGGCGGCACCCACTCGCACTTTCAGTCCTGATGATGTCGAGCGCATTGTCCGCGAACGTCTTGAGCGCGAGCGCAAGAAGTACGACGGATTCGACGCGATCAAGGCTAAGGCCGAGGAGTTCGACAAGGTTCAACTGGCGAACATGAGCGAGATCGAGCGCGTCAAGGCTGAGGCTAAGGCTGAGGCTGACCGCGCTGCTGCTCTCGAGGCCGAACTCGGCGGCATGAAGCGCGTTGGTGAACAGCGCGCGCTGCTCGTTGAGATGGGCTTCGCTCCCGCCGCTATCGAGAACCTTGCAGGCCGTCTTGCTGGCGAAGATGCGACCGGCTGGAAAGCCGACGCAGACAAGTTCGCCGCGCTGATGACGGCGCAGGCCGCAGCGCCTCCCGCTGCAAACAACCTCGACCCCAAGGGTGACGAGGTTGATCCCATCACGGCTGCACTCCGCAGCTAGTCCGAAAGGATAGGCCACATGGCCAACAACACCGCAGTCAAGTACAACGAGGCGGCTCTTGAGCGCTTCCGCAAGGGTTCGCTGACCGATGCCATCATGCGTGGTCAGTTCGATTGGACGGGCGCGAAGTCCATCGTGCTCACCACCAACGACCTCGGCTCGCTGGCTGACTACACCCGCAGCGGCATCTACCGCTACGGCACGCCGACCGAGCTCGGCAACACGCAGGACACGCTGACCCTCACCAAGGATCGCGCGTTCTCGTACACCATCGACAAGCGAGGCCGCCAGGAGGCCGCTCTGACCAACGATGCCGGCGCGACTCTCGCCCGCACCATCGACCAGGTCATCGTCCCCGAGATCGACGCGTACCGCCTCGCTGCGGTCATCGCTGCGTGCCCGGCTGCGCACAAGCCGTCCGCTGCCGCGCTCACCAAGAGTAACGCATACGCCGCATTCCTCGCGCTCCAGGAGTTCCTGGACGAGGACCGCGTGCCGCAGGTCGGTCGCGTCATGGTCGCCACCCCCGCCGCCATCAACTTCCTCAAGCAGGACACCGCGTTCGTCAAGAGCGGCGACCTGTCGCAGGAGATGCTCGTGCGCGGTCAGATCGGCGAGGTTGACGGTGTCGCCATCGTCAAGGCTCCGAGCGCCATGCTTGCCGGCAGCGGTCACACCGACATGCTGCTCTTCCACCAGGACGCGGTCGCCGCTCCTGTCGTGCTCGAAGAGTACAAGATCCACGAGGACCCTCCCGGCATCTCGGGCTGGCTCGTCGAGGGTCGCATCTGCTACGACGCGTTCGTGCTCGATACGCTGGTCAACGGCGTTGCGCAGTACGTCCACGCCTAGTCACAGACGCATCACGCGGGGCTGGTTCGCCAGCCCCGCACTCGCTGCACTCTGCGGAGTGTGCCGAGTGCGGGATTCCCGACACAGGAGGCCGCATGGAGTACACGAGCGAGGCATGGTCATCGAGCGCGCCGAAGCATGTGCTGTTCGTATCAGGCCCATGCTGCACCCGCGTCGAGAAGCAAGCCGAGGCGCTACGCCTCAGAGGGTGGCGCGTTGACTCGCTGTCCATGCTGCCGCCGAAGCGCGAACAGGCGTTCGACATCATCGTGGTGGCGCAGCAGCACCGCATGGCTGACCTCATCGCCGAGTCGGGCGCGTCGGTAATCCACGTCCACAACGAGCCTGACGTGCTCATGCGCTACGCATCGGACGGCGCGCGCGGCAGGCCGCTCATCTACGACTGTCACGACCTGGAGTTCTACCGCCTCGGGCGCGTCAGTGACGATGAGATGTTCGCATTCCAGCGAGCAGATGGAATCGTCCACGTCAGCCACGAACACGGCGCGATCGCGTGGGGGCTTCACCGATGGGGATGCCCGACAGCGTATGTGTACTCCACGCCGCTTCGGTCGCGTATCCCCGAGCGTCACGACCCGCTCGGCGGTGTCGTGTACCACGGCGGCGCGTGCATGCCCGGAACGGTTGACTGGCGCGACCTCACCATCCCATGCCGCGAGTTCGCTGACGCTGGCATCCCGTTCGACCTGTTCACCCGCGAGGGGCTTCCGTACCCGCGCAACCGAGGGTGGCGGGAATACGACGACCTGCTCGCTGAGGTGTCGCGCTACACGTTCGGCTTCATCGGCTCCGACCCGCGCAGCGACAAGTTCGATGTGGCCGTCCCGAACAAACTGTGGGAGTACGCGGCCTGCGGAGTCATCCCGCTCATCGTGAACGCGCCGGCAGCAGCCAAGGCGTTCGGGTCGGGCATCGTCGCAACCTCGACGCGCGATGCCATACGGCAGTTGCGCGAGTGCGACATCGAGTCAATGCGCGCTGACGTTCTGGCGCATGCACGCTACATGGACGATGAGATCGTCGCCGTGGAATCACTGTACGAGGAGGCAACATGCTCGCTTCACTAGCCGACCTCAAGTCGGAGCTCAACATCGACTCCGACGCTGACGACCCCCGCCTCGTGCGCCTCCTGCTCACAGCGGAAGCCGCGCTCGGTGCCGTCTACGCGCTGCCCACCATCACGCCGCGTGACGGTGACGGCGTTGCCATCCCTGCCGCTCGCACCGTGTTCGCCGACGGTCGCTTCCTCGCGCTCGATGAGTGCGTGAGCGTGTCGAGCATCGCCGACGATGGCGGTGTCGCGCTGTCATTCAGCGAGTATCACGGCATGGGCGCGCATCTGCTCGGCGTGTACCTCACCAGCCGCCACACAGGGCCAGTCACCGTCACTGGCGTGTGGGGCTTCGACGCTGCCCCTGCCGACGTTGTGCGCGCCATCGTGTCGTGCGCTGCCTCGGCTTACAAGAAGTCGCGCATCGGTGGCGGCGAATACGGCTCGCTCGGCGATGTCGGCACCGCGATCACCAAGGAAGCCGACAGCATCATGCGAGCGCGGCGGGTGGTGGTGATGTAGATGGCGAGAGATCAGCGCGTCAAGTTGCAAGGCATGGACGAACTGCAAGCCGCCATCGCCAAGATGCTCGGCTCGACCGAGGACTTGACCGAGGTGTGGGACGACATCTACCACCCCGCATCGCTGGAGGGCATGAAGTCGTACTACTCCACCGAGGGTGACGGCAGGTGGCCTGACCTCACCAGCCGCTACCTGTTCTACAAGGCATCGCATGGTGGCGGCACGCGCACACTCATCGGCACACCGAGGCGCAGGCGGTTCCAACGCGTCACAGGAACGCTCATGCGCTCGCTGACGGTCAAAGGCGACCCGAACCACATCTATGCGCCGTCTGCTCGCTGGATGCGTACAGGTACCAAAGACCCGCTGGCGAACATTCACTTCTCCAAGCGCGGTCGCCGCAAGCGCAAGCCGATGGATGCCAAGTCGCTGTCCATGACGCTCGCGGTCAACAAGGCTGTGCGTGAGCATCTGGCACGCTACGCCGCGCAGTGGGAGGGGAGGGCTGCATGACATTCAACGCGTACAAGGCGGCTCGTGACTCTGCCAAGGCGGTCATGGAGTCCGCAGACATCGCAGCGGTCGCTGCCGAGTTCGGCATCAAGGTGAAGCCGATTCGTCGCGTGTTCCGGCACTCGCGCATCCAGCGCCACGAGTACCCCTGCGGCATCGTTGGACAGCCGAGAGGCGACACCGACGACCAGTCGCGCAGCAGCATCAAGAGCGACATCACGCTCACCATCATGGCGGCGTGCTACGGCGCGGACCCAGACGAGATGGACGCTGCCATCGAGGTGTATCTCACCGCCTACGTCCGAGCGTTCTCGGGCATCGAGCATGGCGGCTTCGAGTGGAGCGTTGCAGGCTTCGACGCTGACCAGCCGTCACAGATAGAAGATGGGGATCTCGTGCAGACATGCGCGGTTCTCCTGCGCGCGGTGGTAGTCGAGTAACCCGCGCCTGATACCCCTCTCCGCTGACGCGTCCCAATGGGCGCGTCTTTTCGTTCACCCACTCAGTCAGGAGTACCCATGAGCAACTTCGTCATCGCTCGCGCTGGCGCGGGCAAGATCGGCGCAGTCGGCGCGACAGAGGCCGCATGTGCCGACATCGGAAGCATCAAGAGCGTCAAGCTGTCCGTCGAGCAGGAAGTCGTCAACGCGACCGCCGCCAACGCGCTCGACATGATCGTTGAGTCCGCGTTCGGCGCATCGACCGTCACCCTCACCCTGGAGCTTGAGGAACTGACCGCCGCGAACGTGCAGCGCGTCCTCAACCTCGAGGCCGACAACTCGTTCTCCGGCGACGTGGAAGCCCCCACCTACTTCTCGGGCTACTTCCACGGCTTCAAGATCGGCGGCGAGTCCAAGACGCTGCACATCGTCCGCGCGATGGCGAAGCCCGGCAGCGAGCTGAACCTCTCTGGCGAGCAGCAGGTGCTCACGCTGGAGTGTCAGTGCATGGTTGACCCCACCAGCGCATTCGCCTACAAGGTGTTCGGCTTCCTCGCTGACACCGCCGACACGACCGCACCGACCGTCGCAAGCGTGGTTCCGACCGCTGGCGCAACCGCAGTCGCAAAGGCCGTCACCACTGTCGTGACGTGGACGTTCTCGGAGGCCGTGCGCGCCGAGGATCTCACCGCCGACAAGTTCGTTGTCGTGTCCGACGCTGGCGCAGTCAAGGCTGGCACGCTCTCGCACGGTGCCACCGCCGACATCGTTATCTTCACGCCGGACGCTGCGTGGGCTGCCACCACCAAGTACATCGTCGGCCCCCGCCGTGGTGTCCGCGATGTCGCTGGCAACATCCTCGCCGCCGACGCGCTCACCGTGTTTACCACTGGAAGCTGATCGTAACTGACCACATCTTGAGCGGGGCAGGTGCCTACACGCCTGCCCCGCTCGCCTTGTAGGAGGCACCCATGAAGAAACTCATGCTCACCCTCGCTGACGGCGATCACATCGTTAGCACCCCCACGTTCTACGCGCTGCAACTCATGTCCGAGTACGGCGTTGACCTGCTCGCTGGCGATGTCGCCGCTACGCCGTCTGCAATCTCGTCGGTGCTTGCTGCGCTGATGACCGACTCCGAGCCGGTAGACGCTCGCGGCATCCCGCTCGTCATCTGGGAGCCGGTGCAGGTCGCCAAGCTGATGACCATCGCCGACATGGGCGTGTACGTCGAGCTGATGACCGACCTCATCGCCGACGCGATGCCCGAGTCGCAAGGGGCGACAAGCCCAAACCCGAAGCCCGAGTAGCGGACTGGCGCAGCGTTGCCGTCAATGACGCGCTGTGGCTCGACCGACTCGGGCTGACCTACATCGACATCTACCGCCGCATGACTCCACGCGAGACTCACGCGGCTATCGACGCTCTCACCCGCGCTCTGGAACCGTCCGACGAATCGGGCGCGGTGCCGAGCAGCATCTAGGAGGCTTCCTGTGGCTGACCAACTGTTGAGGCTCATCATCACCGCGTCCTCGACTCAGGCGCAGAAAGACCTCAAGAAGCTCGACCGCACGCTTGGCAATGCCGCCAAGAAGATGAAGTCTGTAGGCGCGAGCATGACGCAGTTTGTCACGCTGCCAGTCCTCGCGCTCGGCGCGGTGTCAGTGAAACTCGCTGCCGACTTCGAGACTTCCATGAACCAAGTGCAGGCGGCTACGGACGCCCCCGCATCGAGCATGAAGTCGCTGTCCGACCTCGCGCTCAAGATGGGCGCGGACACGATCTACTCTGCCGGCGAAGCCGCCGACGCGATGCTGGAACTCGCCAAGAGCGGTCTGACCCCCGCGCAGATAAAGGCTGGCGCGCTCGAAGCCACGCTGCAACTTGCCGCCGCTGGCGGGCTGGAGTTGGCCGACGCTGCGACTACCGCTGCAAACGCCATGAACTCCTTTGGCCTCAAGGCGAAAGACATGGCGCAGGTAGCCAACGCCTTGTCAGGTGGCGCGAACGCATCGAGCGCGAGCGTCGAGTCGCTGCGCTTGGCGTTGTCGCAGGTTGGTCCTGGCGCGCGCAACGCTGGCATGAGCATTCAGGAAACCGTCGCAGTCCTCGCGGCATTCGCCGACAAGGGCATACAGGGCGCGGACGCAGGCACCTCACTCAAGACGATGCTCACGCGCCTTGTGCCGGACACCGACAAGGCCGCCATAGCGATGAAAACGCTGGGGCTGAACTTCGTTGACAGCAAGGGCAACATCGACGACATCACCGTTGTCGCCGAGAAGCTGAAAGACAAGCTCGGCGGGCTGTCGGAAGCGGAGCGCATCGCCGCGCTCAACACCATCTTCGGATCGGACGCAACACGCGGCGCGACCGTCCTGATGCTCGAGGGTGCCAAGGGCATTCAGAAGTACATCAAGGCGACGAGCGACAAGACCGCAGCCGAGAAGATGGCAGCAGCCCGCATGAAAGGGCTGAACGGCGCGCTGGAACAGCTCAAGGGGTCGCTGGAGACATCGGCAATCATCATCGGTCAGGAACTCACGCCGACCGTGATGAAGATGGCCGGCGAACTCACGAAGCTCACCAACGAGTTCGGCAAGCTCGATGAGCAGTCGAAGAAGAACACAATCGCGTTCGCCGCACTCGCCGCCGCAATCGGCCCCGTGCTGTGGGGACTCGGCTCGCTGCTCAACATCAGCCGCAGCCTCATCGGGCCGCTCGCAACCGCCAAGCTCGGACTCACCGGCGTGTACTCCGCGCTCGCGCTGCTCAACGCCGAGATTCAGCGCAGCAGCGTCAACAAGCAGGCTGCCGCGTTCGCCAACCTCGCCGCCAAGATCGGCATCAGCAAGACTGCCGCAACCGCCATCGGCAAGGTCATGGCGACCTTGCAGGCTGGGCCGATGGGCATCGTCAACTTCGCCATCACCACCGCGTTCGACAAGTTGCGCGGCAGGGCCACGAGCGTTGACACCGCCATCCGCAAGGTCATCAACAGCATCAACGAGTTGCGCGGAGTCAAGGGGAGCAGCAGCGGCAACGCGCCGTTCAAGCTCAACAAGGGCTTCGAGTTCGCGTCTGGCGGCTGGGCAACCGGCTCCAAGTCGGGCTATCCCGCCACGCTGCACGGCACCGAACTCGTCACATCGTTCGACCCCCGCTACCGCGCCGAGAACATCGCCAACCTGCAAGCCGCGGCGCAGAAGTTGGGCGCGTCCACAGGCGGCACCACCGTGAACGTCACCGGCATCGAGCTCAATCCCGCCACCATCGAGCACGCCGTCGCGCGCGCTCTGTTCGCCTCACCAGCCGCGTCCCTCTAGGAGTCGCCATGCTGCAATCACTCACCATCGGCTCCTACGACTGTAACGCCACGGGTCGCTTCGTGAGCGACTGGTCGTTCCCCGACGCTCGCATCACCGACTTCGGGCGATCCGCGCAACTCTCTGGCGCGGGTCGCTTCGAGTCCCACTACGAGGATGCGCCGTGGCAGTTTACGCAGGTGTTCTCCGCTGCCACTCGCGCTGACATCGACGGCTTCCTCGATGCCCTCGTCCCCGGCGCGCTCGTGACGCTTGGCGAGGACACTGGCACCGCTTCCTCGCGCATCGTCACCATCGACACCACCGACGCGTCCACCACAGGCTTCACTCGCTACATCGTCAGCGGCACCCGTCGCCCCGCATGGCGCGGTGCCTCGCAAGCGTTCTCCGCGACCCTCGCCATCAACCAGAGTATCGCCGCGCTTCCCACAGTCGGCGGCAGCATCGGTGCCGAGATGGATCTCACCGTGACCCACGCCAGCGCAGGCTCATTCTCCGCGCTCGGCATCAAGCACGCGCCGCTCGCTGGCTACGACCCCGCAGACTCCGCTGGCGGCTCGTGGAGCACGCCTGTCGCGCTGTCCACCACTCCCGCCACCATCCACGCTGGCAGCGACATCGACGTGACCGCCAATCGCGGCAACCACATCCTGTGCGCGTACCTGCTGCACACCGCGACTGTCGCCAGCACGCTCAACTGGAAAGCCGCAAGCAGCATCCTCACCGCCTCGCGCGAGTCGCGCCCTGTCGCATCGCGTGTGGCGAACACCGCCGAGTTCGTCAACCTCGGCATCGTCAGCATCCCCGCTGCAACGCTGCCTGCGCGCTCGGATAGCGGTGTTGTTTACGCTTCCGAAACTGCTGGCGCGTCAAACACCACAGGCAGCACTTATCTGACCGCCGTATGGCCTTCGGTAGGCAAGTTCGGTCAGTCATTCGCCCATGCCGGAGGACTCCAGACCGGCGTAGCGATATGGATCAAGAACAACAGCGCACAGCCCATGATAGTGACCTGCATACTCAGGGGTTCATCTGGCACTAACCCAAATCAGGTTCCCGACTTCACTAGTAACCATGCTTCGGCGACAGTCACCATACCGAGCGGGCATGATGGCCTCGTGCGGTTCACTTGGAGCGTGTTGCTTCCGGCTGGGCAGTACACAGCGATGGTGCAGGATTATGACGGCACCGGCATCAACAATGGTGTCGGAAGTTTCATGGTCCGCACCGCAGGTACTTACGCAAGCGGAAACGCATTCAGTCTTACAGGCTATAACGACACATACGCCACCGCGCTCGCCACCACCGACCTCTACTTCACCGCCTACCGCCGCGCAGAGGTGTCATTCAACGCCAAGACAGCCATCACCGCCACCTGCACGCAGAGCGGCAAGACCGCCTCGTGGTGGTCATGCGTGCGCGTCCCAGCCGACATCGGCGCGGTAGTCACCACAACGGCATACGCGGCTGGCAAGGGCTGGGCGCATGATGCTGCATCGAAGTCGTACTACCCAGCAGACTCGGGTGGCGTGACAGGCACCGCGCTCGCAACCTATCGCGTTGGCGCGCTGGAGCCGCTTCCTGGTGAGAACACGCTGGTCATCTTCAACGACGGCGGCGAGACGACCATCACCGGCACGATCACCGACCAGCGAATCACGAGGGGGTAGCCGTGAGCGCGACAGTCACAGTCAACGGCATCCCCACGGTGCTCGACATCACCTCGGAGCCGACCTACACGCTGGGCGAGCATGGCGGCTTCAAGGATGCGACGATCACCGCGAACTACGACGCTGCGCTCCGCGACACGATGCGGCTTGCGCCAGTCAACATCAACAACCGCTACCTCGGGCATGTGCGCGAGGCTGGCGACACCATCGGCGTGCAGGGCTGGCAGACGCGGCTCGATGACGTGCGGCGTGGGCGCATCTACGTCACGCGCTCGCTGGAGGGCTGGGAGGAATCCCGCGCCAGCGCACGCGACAAGAGCATCGACGTGAACGTGACCGACGAGAGCACGATGGTATGGACGTTCGATGAGGGCAGGGCGTACACCACCGGCAAGTTCAACGGTCGCAGGTACTACCTCCCCGAGTCGCAGGCGCTCACGCTCCAGTTCTCGCACAACGCGTTCGGCAGCCAGTTCACCATCGAGATTCGCAGCGGTGCGTCGTCTGCCGTCACGCACTCCTACAACAACGAGGCGGCTGGCACCAAGACCATCAGCCTCGCTGCTGGTCCCATCATCGACATCAGCATCAAGGTCGCATCGAACTTCAACGCCACAGCAGGCAGCGTCATCACGCTCTCGGCAATCAGCCTCACGCACGCCAACGGTGCCACGCTCCCTGCGGTCATCGGTGACATCTGCGACATGGCTGGCACGCTGGTACCGCTGCGTGAGATTGAGGCCATCAGTCACACGTTCGATGAGCTCACGTTCTCGCCCGGCACATCGCTGCTGGAGATGCTCGGCACGGTGCTCGGACACGGCGACTGGTACACCCGCTTCGAGCCGCGCGTGCATGGAGGTGTCGTGACTCCCTGCCTCGTGTTCGGCTCGCGTCCGACAGTCCCGACGCTCACGCTGCTCGAGGGCGACTCAGCCGGCGCGAAGATCACATGCGACATCGCACCTCTCACCTGCGACACGCAAGCGAGCATCGTGCGCTGCCTCTACACCAACGTCTACGGCGTGGATACCTACGTCGATGTGACCGACACCGACCCGACGCACTACCTCGTGGCGAACGGCATCAGCAAGACGGTCGCAATCGACACGGGGCAGACGACCTCAACAGCCGCAGCCGCAATCGGCACACGCTGGCTGGTGGACGGCGGGCGCGACCAGTACAGCGGCACAGTGACCGTCGAGGGCGCGCCTGGAGGCATCCCCGCAGCCGACATCATGCCGGGGCAACTCGTGCGCCTCGACACATTCGAGTACGGCACCATCGTCAGCCGCATCACGGAGGCAGTGTACACGGGCGAGTACATTGCGGTGCTCACGCTGGACTCCGCGCCGAACATGAGCGACCGCATCGCGCAATGGGGCGAGCGGCTTGTGATCCCCGGACGCGTCAAGACGAAGAAAGCCACCACCGCCAAGTATCACGCTCCGCACAAGAAGAAGAAGAAGTGAGGTAGCCGTGACGTACTTCGACATCACCTACATAGGCGACTCGCTATTCCAGTCCATCGTTCCCGGTACGCTCGTGTGGAACATGCTGGCGCGTATCGACCTGCACATCGCCTCGCAGCAGTTCTCGCCGTGGAGCGGTGCGGCTGGTAACAACCTGCTCATCGGAAACTACCACCGCCTCTACAACGCAGGCATCAGCGGCAACCGCACCGACCAGATGGTTGCCCGCTTCGCCACCGATGTCGCGGGACACCACAGCGACGAGGTACACATTCGCGGCGGGATCAACGACATCATCGCGGGCTACACGACCGCGAGCATCACCGCGAACCTCGCCAGCATGGTCGCTTCCACACACGCCCTCGGCGCTCTTCCCGTGCTGCACACGCTCCTGCCGTACAACGCAGGCACGACCGCGCAGCGCGACCAAGTAGACGCGGTGAATGCATGGATGCACGCATCTGGTGAAGTCGTGGAGGACGACTACGCGGCAATCGTCACCGACCCCGTAGCACGCACATCTACTTGGCTGCAAGCAGACGGCATCCACCCCACATCGCCCGAGGGTGAAACCATCCTCGCGCTGGCTGCTGACATCAGCCGCTACACAGTCCACCAGCCTGCGCCGACAAAGGCGTTCTTCGGCGTTGACGGACTCATCGGCTACTGGACGGTGAACGCAGACGGCACCGTGAGCGACCGCGTGACGGGGCAGGTTGCCACCATCACCGCTACGGGCGCAGTTCTGCCGTCAGTCGCGCTGTGGAGCACCATCTACACGGGCGGCAAAGGCTACTGCGCCAACATCACGAGCGCGACCGATGTGCGTATCCCGATGATCGGCGTGGCGAAAGAAGAGGGCACCATCGTCGCCATGCACAACGAGCCTGCAATCTCGGCTGATGTGCAGTCGGTTTCGTGGCAGAGCACGACCGCGAACAAGGTGTACCTGCGCCGGAGCGGTCGCGCATCGGCTGGTGTCGGCTCCAATGTCGGCGGCATCCTCGTCAAGGCGCTTACGAACCAGAGCGCAGGCAGCATCTCCAAGGCATCGCCAACACCTGCACCGACAGCTATCGCATGGAAGTCGGGGGAGAAAGCCTACAACTACCTCGCAGGCACGCCCTCGGCTGGCTCAACGGCGAACAGCACCATCCCAGACCGCCTGCCGCTGTTCGCCTACCTCGGAAGCGCAGACGGCTCAGGCAACCCCATCAACACCGCGTTCGCAGGTGCCGCCGTGTTCAACCGCAAACTCTCGACCGCCGAGATCGCCACGGTAGCCGCGCTCATCGCAACGGGCCTCGACCCCGTACCCGTCCGTGTTCTGACAGCAGGAGGCGATATCGCATGGCAGTAGTCAGAGGACAGGCGGCGACACTGGCGGTGCCGCTCAAAGACGCGAGCGACGCGCTTGTTGGCCTCGCGCCGACAGGCACCATCAGCAAGGACGGCGGCGCGTTCGCATCGCTCGCCACGGCACCCACCGCCATCACAGCGTTCGGCTGCACGCTGGCACTCTCCGCAACCGAGACTGACTGCGCGACGGCAACCGTGAAACTCGCTGTCGGCGGGGCAAAGGATACCGTGCTGCTCATCACGCCGCAGCCCGCAGCCGTGAGTCTTGCGGGACTCGCCACCACCGCCGATGTGACCGCAGCCACCGGCACCATCACGACCGCGATAGACGAGATACCCATACCGACCGTGGACCTTACCGCCACCAACGCCGCAATCACCACCGTCGCCGCGCAACTCTACGCCGCTGGCGCGGGCTCGGTGAGCCTCGGCACGCCCATCACCGCCGACGCGCTGGTGGAGCGAGGCACCGATGTGGTGCTGACGTTCGACGCTGACACCACAGGGCGCACATCGACGCTGACGCTGTACCCGCAGGGGAGCACCACAGCCGCGCTGACGGTCGATGGCACCGCGACTGGTGCGACGACCGCTGTGAGCCTCACGGACGCGCAGACGACCGCGCTGAATGGCACCTATCGGATGCAACTCGACAGCGTGCTCGGGAGCGACACCGTGCGGCACATCGACGGCCTGCTGACGGCGGTGTGAGATGGCTGCGAAGAAACCCGTAGAGGTCGCCATCAACCCTGACCAGTCTGACGAAACGAGGTTCGCTTTGCTCAAGCAGGCGATTGGTCAGATATCGCAGGACGTATGTGACGTGGACGTAAAGGCTGACGAGACGAACGACAAGCTCGATGCCGTCATCGCGAAGCTGGACACGGCGCTCACCAACAAAGCAGACCGCTCGGAGGTGGTTGAACTGACGACGCTACTCGGCAAAAAGGCCAATGAGGAGGACTTCAAGGAGCTGCGCAAGCTGCTCATCGGCGTGCTGCTCAGTATCGCGGGATTCGCCATCGTCACACTCATCGGCATCGTCATGTTCCGCATCGGCCTCAACTCGTAGCCGGACCACAACCGCCACGGAAGCCGCCTGCACGATGGGGCGGCTTCCTGCGTGATAGGGGAGCACATGCCGTACGCGTACAAGTCGCGCGACCTCGTAGCGAAGTACCGCACGCACGACCTCACGGCGCATGAGTCCGTTGAGATCATCAACGCTGGCGACCTCCATGCTGGTGACTGCTACTGCAACATCGACCACATCCGCTCGATGGCTGAATGGCTGAGTGGCGCACCTAACCGCTACGCCATCATCAGCGGCGATGTGTTCAACATGGCGACGAAAGGCAGCGTGTCGCTGCAACTCTCAGAGCCGAACATGCCAGCGAAAGACGCGCGGCACCTGATGGCGCGCATCCTCGAGCCGGTGCGGGACCGCATCCTCGGAGTCATCAGCGGCAACCACGACGACCGCCTCGCGCGCGACACTGGCGAGGATTCGGTGGACGCGCTCTGCTGCCAGATAGGTGTGCCGTACTTCCCCGAGGGCGAGATGTTCGTCCGCATCAAGGTTGGCGAGTACAAGCACAACCACAACCCCATCCACTACAACGGCTACGTCACTCACGGCAGCGCGGGTGGCAGGCTTCCAGGCAGCAAGGCGAACGGCCTAGTGGCGATGCGCAACATCGTCCACAACGCTGACTGGTACTTCAACGGTCACGGTCACACGCCGCTCATCATCCCCGAGATCGCGTGGCGGTTCGATGAGTCGGGCGGCATCAGGGCGCAGCAGCAGATGTTCATCAGTTGCGGCGCGACCATCAACCGTGGCGGCTACGCGGTGCGCAAGGCGTACCCGCCGCTGTCGCAGGTGTTCCCGACGCTCACGCTGCACGGCGACGGCTACAAGCACATGACGGCTCAGGCCGCGACATAGGAGGCTCACATGGTAGTGAAGCGTTCGCACACCACCGCCAACATCGCGCCGGCACTCCGCAAGTTGCGCGACCAGATCAACGCCGCGTACCCGCACCGCGACAAGGCGAGTGACGGCATCTGGCCCAGCGCGGCACACAGCAAGGCATCACCGAACAGCGACCACGAGGCAGGCAACGCGCTCGACATCGACAACGAGCTCGGCAAGGGAATCGACGTGCGCTCCATCGCCTACTCGCTGGCACTCTCGCGCGATCCCCGCATCAGCTACCTCATCCACGAGGGGCTGATATGGAACCACTCGCAGGGATGGCGCACCTACTCCGGCAGCAACTCGCACAACACGCACCTGCACATCAGCGTCAAGGAGTCAGAGCGCAGGGACGCGAGCGCCTGGAGCATCACGCCCAAGAAGCTCGACTACCGCTGCACCAAGACGCACGGCGCGCACATCCTCCCGACGTGGCTCTCGCCGACGCGCGGCAAGTGGACAGCCGGTCGCACCTACCGCTGCACCACGCATCGCGGCTCGTGGCTGAAACTGCGTGACGCGACAGGGAAGCAGCTTTGGGGGTACGGCCCATATTTCAAGTAAAGGAGCACGCATGAACATCACAGCAGCATGGCGCAAGCGCATCTACACCATCACGGCGGTAGTCATGGCGGGGATGCTGGCGTTCGGCATCGTCACTCCCGAGCAGTTGAACGACAGCGTGAGCAACGCCGTCGCGCTCCTCGGCTCACTGGCGGCTGTCCTCGCGCTGGTGAACGTCACGCCCGACGAGCCGCCTGTTGACGACGGCGACCCGTTCGGTGACGCGTAGCACGCTCGCTATTCACCGCACCAGAATAGGTACTGCACTCACAAGCCCCTCGCTCACGCGGGGGGCTTTCGTGCGTTCGGCACATGAGAGGATTCTAACTTGCCTAATCATGGAAGCCGTGTGCTAGGGTGACTTCGGGGAGGTTCACATGAAGCGATGTGCCAAGTGTGGCGGGGAGTACGCAGACGAGTTCGATGCGTGTCCCGACTGTGCGCAACTCGATGAGGCCGCTGGCGTGATGAAGCGGGCTGGGTGCCTGCTGATTGTGTTCGTCACCGTGCCGATCATGTTCTACCTGACATTCATGTTGCGCTAGAGAGGACGCTGCTTGCCGAAACCGCTGCCCCCGACGACAGGGGACGGCGAACGGCGAACACCCGCAAACTCTGCGGATTGGCTCTCACTCGCTGACATTGCACGGCTGACCGGCAAGGCGTACAGCACGCTCCGCGACTGGCGGGACAGGGGTATTCTACCTGCGGCAGAAGCACCACATGAGCACAGCCCGCTATGGCAGCGCAGGACGATTCTGAAATGGCGTGAAAGTTTCTTAGCAACAAGTGTTGACAGACGGTACGGGGGTACTTTACAGTCAGGTCACAGGTTAGCCGACTCGGGGGAGGTGGACACGGTGCCAGCAACAAGCGACTACCGCACAGGGGATCTCACCAGCATTCGCTACATCGTGTTCACTCAGCGCGAGCTTGCAACCCGATGGGGCTGCGATGTCTCGCAGATCACCCGCTGGCGCAAGGACGGCACCGTTCCCGGTCCCACGACTTTCTCAGCAGCAGGGCGTGAACTCGGCTGGTCACTCCAGTGGGTGCGCTGCTTCGAGGAGCAGGTGCCGATGTTCGCGGCGAAAGCAGCGAGTGTCAGAGCCGCACAGTAGACTTCACTCACCACCTAGCGGGTACGTCACCGCTTGATCGCGGAACTTGAAAACTGGATACCTGCGAGCATCGTGGAATCCCGTAGCGCTGGCCCTCAGACAAAGAGGGAGAGGCAAGCCGGGGAGGACTCGACTGGCTTTGCAGGTTCCCTAGCATCGACTACCTACCGAAAGTAGGGAACCCCCACCGGCTGACACCGACAGGGGTTCGGGCCGCATTACACGACCACTCAAAACTAAGCATACCCTAATACTGGTTTCCTAAACCAGTGTGGAGTTTGCGAATACGAAACAGGAACGACATGACAAACAAGCCGCTCACAGTGGAGGAAGTCGCTGACTTGCTCCACATGTCGGCAGAGTCAGTCAGACGACATGCTACTGACCTTGGAGGGTTCAAGCTCAAAGGCTGTCGCCGCTGGCTGTTCCGACGCGAGGCGCTCATGGAGCGCATGAAGTAGGTACATCATGGCGATCAAGGAGAGAGTGCCGGGGCGGTACGATGTCGAGCTGCAAGGCCGACACGTCAAGCGCGTCCACGACCTCCCGACCGCTACCATGCTGGAGCAATCCGGCAAGCGTCTGCTGCTGCTCGGCAAGCCGATAGAGGCTGTCATCGCCGAGTTGCGCGGCAAGCCACCATCACCCACGCTCGATGCCGTCTATGCTGACTGGCACGCCACGCTCACAGTTGGCGATCAGACCAGTTACCGCTACGGCATCAACTTCGCGCGGGTTCCTCGGCGGCTTCGTTCCAAGCACATCGACACCATCGGTGCAGCAGACATCAGACGCGCGGTGAGCGCGATGAGCGACGAGTATTCCCCGAAGTCCGTGAGCGTATCAGTAGCCGCCATGCGTGCGGTCCTCAACTACGCCGTGGACGCGGGGATGCTCGACCGCTCACCCGCCACCCGCATACCGAACATGCCGACGCTGAAACGGGAGCGCGAGCCGATGGTGCTCACGCCTGCGCAGCACAAGGCGATTGTCGCCGCCACTCCCGAGCGGTTCCGTCCGATGCTCGCCGTGTGGCCTCTCACGGGGCTACGACGCGGGGAGATGGCTGACCTCATGTGGAGCGACATCGTAGGCGACAGGCTCCACGTCCGACGCTTCAAGACCGACGCATCGGTGCGCTACATCGACCTCACGCCAGATGCTGTGGCGTGGTTCGCGGTACAGCACCAGGAGTCAGGCGACTTCGAGCGGGTGTTCCCGACATCGACTGGCGGGCCGCTCGGACACAGCACGCTTTACAAGTTCTGCTTCGACGTACTGCGAGCGGCGTGCGGCATCGACGTGAACCCTCACGACATGCGGCACACGTTCGGATCGTGGCTCATCACCGCTGGCTACCCGCTCACCTATGTGCAAGCTCGCATGGGTCATTCCTCGCCACAGACGACACTCAATGTGTACGCCAAGGAGGTCGCGGAGAGTGAGAAAGCCGGTGCTGACAAGCTCGCCGAGTGGCTATCCAAGGAGGATTGATGGACAGACAGATATCGCCGAGCGAATCGGTAGGCAAAACGGTGCGCGGGATGCTGATTGAGTTCGAGTATGCGCTCATCAGTTTCGATGACGGCACGTTCGTAGGGCTTCGAGCTACAGAGGCGTATGGCTCGGCTTACGTCGCGCCGCACACAATTGAGCTACTGGAGTTTCCGCGCCAATCGGTCATCGACCTACGGCTCGCGTCCAGCGAAGAACTCGATGCTCTATTTGAGTGGAAGCGGAAGGATGCGCAGGAACGTCACGACGCCGCTGAACGCAAGCGATATGAGGTGCTGCGCGCGAAGTTCGAGGCTCCGAATGGGGACACAGAGGTGACGAAATAACGGCGCACCTGCGCTGAACTGCCCGAACACCCCGATACGCGCGGAGTTCGATTCTCCGCGCCTCCACCAGCCACGTACCCGGGTCGACCGCCAAAGGTGGTCACCCGTAGCTCAGCCCGTCAGCATTCGCTGGCGGGCTGTTTCCATTGAGATGGGAATACTCACCTT